TTTGCTTGAGCGCACCGCCCACGTAGCCCTCAATGCCCGTGCTGTCTGCCGTGCCTGTGGGCACAAGCAGCTGGGCGTAGTCCTGCACCTTCATTCCCCAGATGGTCAGCACCCGCTTCGCCCACGAATCCAGCGCCTCATGCAGCTGCGGGGTGTTGTTGGTGAATTTGATGTCGTAGTTAAAGTTCACGGTTCATCCCTCGGTTCTCGCTTTTTCTTTAAGATACGACCGCACTCAGGGCAGAAATTCAGCTGTCCGGCACGATGCGTTACCGTACCGCACACGCCTGCGCCTTTCCTGTGCGTTTTTGTGATAAGACTGACTTGAAACGTGGTGTAAAGGCCGTTCTCCCCTTTGGGGGAATTTTCCTTCCACCACGCAAGCCTCTCGCAAAATTTGCAAGGCTTCTTCTCATCCATGCTTTGCAGCCTCCTTTTTTCTCTTGCGTTCTTCCGCCCACCACATCTGTTCGGCTTCTTTGCCGCCCTTGGATTTATACCACTCGGTATAGGTCATATCGGCCACGGTTTTCTTTACGGCCACTTTGATGGGCTTTCCCTTGGCATTTACCATGCCTGTATCCTCATATGTGACAATGTTTTCCCGCTGCATGGCGTTCTGCCGGGGGTACCTGCCCAGCGCAGAGGACAGCACACAGCGGCAGTGGTAGACCATCTCCGGGGCGGCGTTGGGGTCGCCGGGGCGCTGAATCTCGTAGCCCATGACCTTGAAAGGCTCGTCAAGCTCTGCCGTCTGCTGGTCAAGCAGGCGGTGCATTTCACGGGTGCGGTAGTCGTGGGTGGAATTCCAGCGCTTTTTGACCTCGATGCCCAAAGCCTGGGCGTTTCGCATCTGCTGCAAAGCCCCGGCGTTCTGGGCGCTGGTAAGGGCTGTGATGGCGTTGTTCATAGCCCAGTGGATCTCTGTGTCTGCCATGCCGTTTACGGCCTGCACGGCGATGTCGTGGACGCTTTTGCCCTGCACGATGCCCTGCATGACATAGCGATTGAATACCCGGGCATCATAGGTGCGGTTGCTTTCGCTCTTGATGCGCTTGTTTGGCACCAGCTTGGGGTTCTCCTTCAGCAGGAGCTTGACCGCCTCGGTGTTGTACAGGGTCAGCCCGAACGTCACGCCTGCGGCCTGTTCCAGCTCGTAGAAAGCCCAGTTTGCGCCAAAGGAAAAGATGTTGTATTGCTCGTCCCGGGCCAGCTTGTAGGCCGTCTGCTGGGCTGTGGCGCAGGTCTGCGTGATGCCGTCCAGCTTGGCGTGCATCAAATCGGACTGAAAGACCTGATTTTGCAGCCAGATGCGGTAATCCTCTTCGGTGATCTCTCCCACATCCAGCTGCTCCCGTTTGCGCTCGTCCAGCTGCTTATATTTTGCAAGAAACTCGGTGAGCTGCTCCTGCATCTCCCGGCGGGCAGTGCCGTACACCCGGAGGATGCGCCGGCGCAGGCGGTTCAGCTGGCGGGTAGAGATGCGGTCACGGTCAGAAATCATGCTTCATCACCGTTGTCATCCTCTGCATCGTCCACGGTCTCCCGCTCTGCGCTCTCAGCCATCAGGGACGCCCGAGCCTTTTCTTTCTGCTCCGGGGTCAGGTTGGGCAGCAGGTCGATTGCCATGTCCTGCCCGATGATGGGTGCCTCGGAAATCACCGTTGCCACCTGCTCTGCGGTGTTCACAATCCGGTTCCGGTTGAACGTCGGCGTTGCGCTGCCAAATCCAGCCAGCGCACAGATTTGACGAACAAAAGGCTTGATCTGTGCCTCGAAGTCGTCTGCGTTCTGGTTCATGGGCTCATAGGCCGCATCCAAATGGTCGTTGGTGCTGTTTGCGCTGACGCAATGCACGTCCAGGCCGCCGAAGTCCTCATAGACCCGGGCGTGGAGCAGCTCCAACAGGGTTTGCCGGGCCGTCACAGGAATCTCGGTGGTGTAGGGGGTGATCTTGCCGCCCTCGCTGGTGTCTGCGCCTGCAATGTGGTACAGATTCAGCTTGACTAGGAACTCCTGCAGCTCGTCATCGGTCATGCCGTTGAAGTTTTCGCACAGCCAATAAATCTCTGTGCAATCATGCAGGTCGCTGCAGAAGCCGGACGTCACCAGATCGGTGTTGTCGATGTAGGCTTTCAGCCCCACAAGGGTGCTCTGGTGCAGGTCTGAGCCCCACAGAGGCACAATGGGAAGAGCGCTGTAGTTTTCGCCCTCTACGCTTTCCAGCCCGCCGCCGGGTGTGGTGACAGTCACGCTCTTGTATGCCTGCTTCGGCGTTGTCTCCTGCATTACATTGCCGATTTTGCTTTCCGTGTACTCGGTAAAGCCGTCCAGCTCGTACAGGATATAGTGCATATCCGTATCAGGATTCAGCCGCCAGAAGCGCACGCCTGCTTGCAAAATGCTTGTTTTTTCATCGTACAGGGGCGCAAACTCGGTCAGTTTGAAAACCACCAGATGGTCGCTGTTCCAGAATCCGAAGCTCTCGCCGTGGATCAGGGCGAAATATCCGGCCTTCTGAATCTGCTCGTCAAAGTTCTGCCCCAGCCTGTCCTTGTCCACGCCATCGTCCGCAAACACCACGCCGTTGCCGAGGGAGTAGGTCGCTCGTTGCTTGTTGAGCCGCCGAAAAAGATTGCTCTTGACCATATCGGGGTGTGGGGTGTCCTGCTTGGTGTTTTTGGATAAGCGTTTCAGCATCAAAGCGTAAGCCTGCGCGAAGCGTTCAGCTCCCGGGTTTTTCTGGGCATCGTACAGGTCAGCGTCCAGAGCCATCTTGTAGGGCTTGGAAGCGCAGTGCTGCTGCACGAAGCGCCGGATGAAATCAGGCTGTTCCCCGGCGGCTTGCGCCTGCTGGAAGGTCTGGAATGTGTATACAGTGCTCAAAATCAATCCCTCAGTTTTACAAGGCGCTTTGTGCGCACGAAATAGCGGATAGCGTCCATGCAGTGGTCGTTGACCTTCAGCACGGTGTCGTCTTTATCTGGATCCCAAGCGTACACGCCGAACTCTTCCAGCGTGTGCTTGCAGTCTTTGTAGATCTTCATCCGCCCGGTCTGCAGCATGGTCTGCACGTCCAGAATGCCGCTCAGAACGTCGTTGTTTGCGGGCGTCTGGGTAAAGCCGTTTTTGCGCAGCTCCGTAATCAGTGGCAGGGCAGAGGGGTCAATGATGATCCTTTCCGGCTTGAGACCGCCCAACCACGCCTTGAGGTCTGTAACGTACTCGCCCACGGTCTTTTGCCGCTTCTGCTCTCGCCCGCTGTAGTAATACTCCCGGGTGACGGTCCAGCAGTCTGCATCTGCTTGCTTCTGGAACAGCAAAAAAACCGTTGCGTTCTGGGTGCCAAAGTCGCACGCCACATAAGCGCTCTTTGGAGACAGCTCCGGCAGCACATCAACAACGTGCTTCTTGCGGTCGAACATATCGTAGACAAGGCCCTCTGCCACTGTCCACAGGCCAAGAATGTAGCGCTGGTAGAAAACGCCGCTGTACTGGCTGCGGTATCTGGCCTTGATGTCCTCGGAAAGAGACAGGTTGTCGTCCATCGTAAAGTGGAGATACATCATCTTGCGGGAGCGGCATTTCCGCACCCATTCCAGATAGAACCAGTGTTGCGGGCTGCCCGGGTTGCAGTTGAACCAGAACTTTGACCCGGTGACAGAGCAGCGGGCCGTGGCCTGATTGACAAAGCTCTGCGGCATCAAAGCCACCTCGTCAAAGAAAGCCCCGGCAAGGGTGATACCCTGGATCAGATCCTGACTGCTCTCGTCCTTGCCGCCGAAAAAGTAAAACTCGTTGGCCTTGCCGCCTTTGCTGACGGTCATGCAGTTTTCTGCCCGGTGCTCCTTGACGCTGTAGCCACGGGCTGCAAGCTGCTGCTTGAGCGTGCCCAGTACGTTGCGCCGGAAGCTGGCGATGGTCTTGCCGCACATGGCAAACTGCTGGCCGCTGAAGCAGGTCATAGCCCACTGGACAAAAGAGAAGCCCATGCCAAAGGTCTTGCCCGAGCGGATAGCACCATCGGCAATAATGCCGTTGTATCCGCTGTATGCGCTCTGCGGTGTCCACCAGCTCAAGACCTGCTTTTGCCGCTGGCTGAGGGCTTTCCAGCGAAAACCGTTACTTTTCCGCATTGTCGTCCTCTTCCTTTGGCAGAAGATCCACATCGTCAGGCGGGCTGAGGTCAGCGGCGGCATTCAGGGCCTCTACAAGACCATCATCCGGGACTTCTATGCTATTCTGGTCTCCCAGCATGGCAAATTTGTCCACGATGGTGCCGAACGCCGTGGATAGCTGCGGCAGCGTTGCCTCTGCGATCTTGTCCGGGTCTGCCATCGCCTGAAGGTACAGCCCTAGAAGATCCTGTGCCTCTCCGCGCTTGCTGTCCAAGTAGGAAAGCATATCCCGGGTGTTCTGCTCTTTTTTCTTGGCGCACAAATCTGCACATACCGGGTTTTCGCTCACAACCTTGCGCACAGTGCTTTCGGCGACGTTGTTCAGCTTGGCAGTTTTGCGGTAATTGTGGAGTTGCACATAGTCCGCAATGATTTTCTTTTTCTGTCGGTCTGTCAGTTTTGCCCCCACCGCCACCACCTCTCTAAATTCATGCAAAAGAAAAACCGCCCGGAAATCCGAACGGTCAGAATATCAAAATAAGCAGCACCCGTGCATTCAGTTCGTTGGACATGCGTCAAACGGTGGGCACTGCTGCATCCGGAACTTTCGCGGCCGGATGCCCCGCTATTGCGTGGCCCGCTCTAGGGCACGCAAGCACTCCCGGCAGGACTCGAACCTGCAACATGCGGTTTTGGAGACCGCTGCTCTACCGCTTGAGCTACCGGAGTATAAAAGCCGCCCTTGGAATCGAACCAGCCGTGTCTACACACACGCGCCGCGCTCCAAACTGCGCTCAGGCGGCCATATAAAAACAGCTCCGGTTCTCCGCCGGGGCTGTTGGTTGGCGCACATCCTGTCAGGAAAGCTACACCTTGGCAAGGATTCTAAGGCCTTTTCTTGGCACGGGAGGTTGCACGTGCGGCCTTGCGGGTTGTCTAGTCCATGCGCCATACGGTGCGATACGGCGGAATCGAATCGCCTCCTGTCTCTCATGAGCGGCAGGCTGCCTTTGTGTCAGTGTATCGCATAGAAGCAGCCCGCGAAACGTGAAGAGAGCAAAGCCCGGTACCTGCAAGCAGAAAAGGAGGAAAATGCCAAGAAGGGACACGTTTCGGAGGCTGCGTGGCAAGCGTCTCACCGCTTTCGGCGGTTCCGCTTATACCAATTTTACCACATCTCACATGTAACAACAACAACGACAACATGTAAGAAAATTACATAAATTGATGCCAAATCTGCGCAAGCTGCTTGCATCCATCCCGCACATACAAAGAAACGCGGTTTTCGTTTGGCAGACCAAGACTGCGGGCCACGACGACCTGCTTTTGGTTCTGGACGTAGTAGCCATACAAGCATGCCTGCATCATGTCGCTGCTTTTGGTGCCTGCAATGTACTTGATTCGGCGCTTTGCTTCCATCCGCAAAACTTCGAGCTCGGCTTGCAACTCTTGCATCTTGCGCTCCTTTTCGTCTGTTTCCTCGGCACAAAGCCCGATTTTGTCTCCATGCCCGGATCCGCCGGGCATTCCGGTCATGCTGGCGGTGCACTTCGTGGCCTTGTCGTGCGCCTGCCGGATGTCCAGCTGGATACGGTCAATTCGGTCGTCCATAGCCCGAAGCTGCTTAAACCACGACTTGACGGTGTGGTAGTTCACGCCGCTGTCCGGCCTTGGCGTGTCACTTTCAGGTGTCCATGTACGGGTCATGTTGCATCCCCTTCTTCCTTCGGCGGCAGCAGCATCCAGCCCACCACAGGACAGTCTATCTTGTTGTTGTAAACATCGTCCGGGTTGAAGTGGCGATATTCCCACCATCCTTCCGGGATTCGGTAGTCATCCCTTTCCTCGTCGTATGTTCCCCAATCAGATAGATCTTCCCAATTCCATTCGCTGTCCTCGGAGAAAACATTGCCGTCCTCGTAGTGCGCCGTTGTAATGCCCAGATAGTCATAACGCCGGTACAAAACCAGTACTTCGGTTTCGACCTTCGGCAGGTCTGTTTCAGGATTGCGCCAGCGCTGAGCATCGGCTTCAAGTGCAATAGTTGGCATAGCATCGATGTAATCAAGCACATCGTCCAAGGCGTAGCCCATAAAAGCGCTGGCTGCAGACGTCTCTTTGTCAAAATCTTGAATTCTTTCTTCGATGCGCTTCCGCAGCACATTCGCATCTATCAACCTGTTGTTATCCATTTTTGTCCTCCATTTCTTCAATCTCAATTTCCACCCGGGGTTTCTCCCGGTCAAGTTCCACCCGGCTGCCGTCATGGGCGGCGACGATTTTGCTATTGTCGTCCTCCAACACCCGGGCTTTTACCAAAATGTCCGTGGTCGCCTCGATGAGATTTGCCAGATCGACCCGGCGGGCGGTTTTCATGTAGTATACGCACCTCACGTTAACGCGGGCAGAGATAGGGCTGCGCGGCCTTTTGATTTGCCGCAGGCATTCTGTCTCATAATCCACATAGGCCTTGCTAGGGGCCACAAAGCGCCCGCCTGAGCGGCTCCTGAGGATGCGGGCAGAGTTTTTCTTGGTGCGGGGGTCACCGTAGAGGGTCAGCTTCATGATACGTGCTCCTTCAGCCACTCGATGCTCATGTCGTGATCGATAAACATGAGTGTCAGCCAACGGTCGCATTCAAGCCCCATGTAGGTGTAGATCAGTTCCATATCATCCTCGGAGAAATCGGTATCCAGAAAAGCATTGATGCCGTCCCTCATATATTTGTGAAACTTTCGATTTCTCCACTTCTGTGAATATGGTTCGGTTTTAAATGCCGCCCGTGAAAGCCACTCCAGCACTTTGGCCTTGATGGCATCTTCCGTTCCGATGTTTTCCAGAATAATATACTGGTTTGTCCTCGGATGGACAATAAGCTCGTTCCGGTCAGTAATATAACTTCCCGGAAAGCACCTCTGGAGCTTGGCAATTGATTTTTCAATGTCGGTCATTTTTTCATCATTCCTTCCATTGCCAGCTGCTCGCACTGCTTTTCAGCTTCCCTGCGCTGCTGGTCATACTCAAACAGCATATCTGCGTATTCTCCGCCCACTCGGCGGATGGCCGTTTCCAGCATCTCCGTCACAAGGTCGTGGTACTTGTCCGCGCCCTTGCGGCTGTTCCTGGCAGCTTCCTGGGCTTCCCACAGGTCGGTGAGTTTGTCCCGCCTGTCGGCAGTGATCTCGCCATAGCCGTAAGCGTCCTGGATCTGCTCCATGCTTTCCCAGCCTTCCAGTTCAGCAAAGGGGTCAGCTTCAGCCTCTGCCATGCTGCGGGCTTTGGTCTTTTTCTTGACGTACCGGGTCAGACCGTCCTGTATCACGGCGCGGGCATCGTCCATCGCCTTGCGGACAGCCTTGACCTCCCGCTCTTTCTTGAGCTGCCCGGGCTGGTTTGCCCATTCAGTCATCAGCTCGGATTTCGTTTTCGGCTTCATGTTTTTCCTCCGTTCTCACAGCTTCCCGAATGCGCAGTCTGGCAAGCTCAGTTTTCGCATACCACAGCTGCCAGTTGCCAAACCATCCCTTGTAGAGCAGTTTCCCTCCGTAATAAACAAGTTCCTGCTCCATCAGATGATCGAGCGAAACGATATACTGTCCGGGCTTGTACTTCTTCGTCTGCGCCGTCTGTACCGTTTTCATTTTTTACCCCCATTGTTCAGATTTGGTTTTCGGCTTCATGTGGTCTCCTCCTGAAATAAGCTCATCTGTTCCGATACCGGCACGATGTACTCCGTCCACGGCCTGCGTAGCGGTTCACGGCACCAGAGCATTTTCTCCTCGTTCTTGGTCATGCGCTTTGCAAGCTGTGCGGCTTCTTCCGGGGTATAGAGCATCCTGCGTCCGATGTCGCTCAGTGGGTAGGAAAACGGTGTCAGGTACCCACCCGCATTCTTTCCCGTCAGCCTGACCTCGGTGTAGCCGCCCTGAAAATAGCCGGTCACACGGGCTTCGCGCACCACATATTCCATCAACGGCCCCGCGTGGGCCTTTTCGTAGTACAGGTGTTCCAGCACATGCCACATGGGCGTTCCGATGGAAGGCTTCTGGGTTCTCACCGTTTTCTTCCTCCCATCCATCCTTCTTTGTCGAAATCGTTGCGGCTGATCCGCTCCGCCGCGTGGTGCGCGTTGGTGTAGATGCGCTGCGCCTTCAGCTGACGCTTGTACTCGGCGTACTTCGGGCAGCTGTCGTGGCATACAGGGTGACGTTCGGGGCAGTCTTTGCAGGGTTCAAGTTTTACCATCGGTCTGAGCAGCCTCCATCTTTGCACCGCACTTCGGGCAATATTTATAGCCATTTTCCATTGGAGTCCCGTCATACATGATGATGCTGTCTTTGCAGTTGGAGCAAGTCCAAACGATAGGATCACCAACGGCATCTTCGTCCATGTTCCAGTGCGCCACAGGCCGCAGTCCGTCCAGGTCAACAGACGGGCAGCTTTCAATAACCTTCTTCACAGCTTTGAAAAGCTCCTGCTTTTTATAAACCATGTTGATCTGGCGGGTTCCTTCTGCGGCGGCCATAGCGAGAACCCATTCTCCATAGCGTGCCTCTGCATTACTTACGGCAGCATCTACGTCAATGTAACGCTTGCTCATTTTTCAAGCTCCTTCCTTGTCGGCCCGCTCGCCCGCAACCTTGCAGCTTCACGGGGGGCGGTGGTGATATCTGCCTGCGCCTGCTTCAAAAACTCGGCACGGCGATATGTAAGGTCCGGCATTTCAGCCAGCTCTGCCAGCCCTCCCACGCTCCCGGCATAGGATTTTGCCGCCGGGGGGAGCTGGTCATACAGGGCTTGCAGTTCTTTCTGTCCGTCACTACGCAGCAGACTGCCCTTTTCGTCAACGCCGGTCACCATCGGGAACTTGCGCCAGTTCAAAAACGTCTGTGCCTTGCGTGCCGCTACAGCCAGAGCTTCCCATTCAGCGGACGGGTCAAGACACTGGGAAAGCTGCTTGAAGATGTCGGCCACCGTTACCGGATAAACGCATACCCGGTTTGCCGCCAGAAAAGCCCGCTTGACAGTATCGCCGTCATAGTCGCCAAACTGGTACGTCCACACATCAATGGTGGTCTGCATCTCCTCGTCAGTCAGAGGCTTGGAACCCAGCTTGTACAGCACAAAATTCATGCGGATCAGCTTTGCCACGTCTTCCCGTGTCATGTCTCAAACCCTCTTTCTCTGTCCATCTTCGCCAGCACCCGTGCAAGCTGGTCGTCTACGGTCTCGGTTGGCTTTCGGTTATATCCAGATGCTTGGTCTCTGTCTCTGGATATCCAGCCCGATGCAGCAGCCTTCCACTTTTTCATCGGGTTCTTTCCTACACGCCACCCGTTGGACTCGTAGTAAGTAAAAAATCTTTCAGCTTGAGCGTTCGTTCCGCCCTTTTCGGCAAAGTACGCCTTGACCTCTGCCATGTCCGGTGGGTGGAATCTGGCTGTTTTGGTCTCCGGCGTGGGTATCGGCGCGTTAGCGCCTTTCTTTATATCCCCGTTAGGGGATATTTCTTTATAAACAGATTCAGATACAGATACAGATTCAGATACAGATAAGCTATTTTTGCTATTGGCAAAATGGCATTTGCTATTTTTGCTATTGGCATCAATAGCTTTGCTATCAGATTTCCAACGTTTTTCCGCGCCTTTTCTTCCAGCTTGCTGCCGCGCTTCGGATGTGCTGGAATACTTTTGTGCGTTCATTTCATCAAATGCTTTTACAGTTTTCCACATCATCCGCATGGAGCGGTCTGTAAAATCCGGTTCTGTTCCGTTCTCGACGTAAGCTGCATACGCACGGATAAACTGTCCAAACTCTTCATCTGTCAGTTCTTCCATCGTGTGAACATGCTCCAAAAGCAAAATAAAGCTGGTTCGTCTTTTCTCCGGCATACTCCACCTCCTTTCTCGTTTTTGCACGCCCGTATAGCCGGATAGCACAGCTTGCAAAATCAGAAGGGGAGGTCTTCGGCATCATCGTTGATGGGGTCATACTCGGTAGATGGAGCAGGTTCTTGCGCGGCAGTGCTGTGCGGTGCGTAATCCGCAAGCGCTTCACCGGGGTACATCTGCGCACTCTGCAGATCTGCCGGGTTTGCTGCCGGTTCTGCAGGTTCCGGCGGAGGGCCGGGCTGTGCCATCAGGTCGATCATCTGCTGCAGCCAGCGGAATGTCACCAGCCCGCCTGGCTGAACATCATCCGCGTCCACGTCGTAGTAGCTCTTGCCGTTGTACTCCCGCTCTTTCAGCTTCTGGGCAAAAACCGTAACCTGATCGCCTTTCTGCAGCATCCCATCCCACTGGTCGATGCCGTGCCAGAGGTTCACACCCACAAAGAAGCTCTGCCATTTTCCGGTCTCGTCCTGTGTGCGGCTGGCTTTCAGGTCGAATTTCAGCACCCGCTTTTGACCGGCATCCCGGATCACCGGGTCTTTGGCGATCTCACCGTGCAGCATGATGCCGTTCTTGGTCTGGACGATCATGCATCATCACCGCCAAACGGATCATCGGCGTTTTCCTCTGCAGAGGGTGCATCCGGGGCAGGGACCAGGGTGCCTGCCGTCTTGCGGTGGCGGTGGGAGCCTGCGTAAGGATCCAGCACCGGCAGCTCTTCAGGCGACACCTCGCGGGCGGTGCTTTCGGCATCCACACGCACCTCACTCTCATCGTACAGAGCGCCAAAGGTAGACGGGAACGCTTCACGCAGGGCGTGTACCAAAGCCACCTTGCGGATCATGGTGGCCTTTTTGCCGTTCCAGAGGGATTTGCCGGTGTCATACTCGCTGAGCTTGACTTCCTCGTAGCTGGCGCGGGTACGGTCCTTACGGTAGACCTTCGCCCAGCCGCCGAGAAGGGTCTCGCCGCCGTCTCCATCATAGACAATGGAACCCTCACGGTTCAGCAGCTGGCCATCTGCGGTCAGGACGATCACGCCAGCTTCAAAGCCGTCAAAGTTGGGGTTGCGCTCGGCCATCTGCATGTAGCAGTTCTTGCCCAGCACGATGGTGCTGGCGGTGTCATCGTTCTTGTTGTCGTAGTGGATCAGGTAAGCCTCTTTGGTAAAGGGGTTCAGCTTGTACTGCTTGCAGGTCTCCAGAAAGATCTTGCACTCGGTGTCGGTGGCTTGGTCGCAAATAAAACGCCGTACTTCGTCAAAACTGACGACTAGGTGCTGGCCATCGGCAGCAGTGATCTCCACCGGAACGGACGGGGATGCGGCCTGCATAGCGGCGCTGCCTGCACGGTTGGCATTCTGGACGGAACGGTTTGCCAGAGACTGTGCGTTGGAAACAGACGAAGTAGGCGCGGGTGCGCCGGGATGAGTAAATGCCATAAGTAAGTACCTCCAAAATTATTTGATAGAACCATAGCGGAAGCCGCGCTCTGCAGCTCCCTGCTTGAACCATGCGATGTCCTCACGGGTGAACTCTACCCAGAAACGATATTGCTTGCGGGCAGGGGCTTCCGACTGTGCAGGCTCTGCGAATCTCTGAAGCATGCTGAAATCCAACCTGCCATCCGGCGTGATGGCTGCATTGGCCTGCGCCGTTTGGACCGCTTCTGCGGCGATCTGGCGTTCTTCATCGGTCGGAGAGATAACAACCGGAGCATTGGCCTGCGCCCGCTCTGCGGCCATTCTCTCGGCTTCTGCGCGGCGCTGGGCGTCCCGGGCATTCTGGCGGCGGCTGTGCTCCACGAGGGCGGCGTTCAGATTCAGTTCACGCAGATACTCTGTGGTGCAAGCCTCTGCGTCCCCGCCGCAGGTCTCCCGGATCAGACGCAGCTCTTCCCGCCGGGTCTTCACTCTCTTGCGCAGCTCCCGGCCGGCCTTTGCCAGATCATAGGTTTTGTTGAGCCACTGGGGCACAAGCAGGCGGTCAAATGGGATCATCTCCCGCAGCTCGCCTATGCAGTCGGCATAGACAGCCCGCAGCGCGTCCTGTTTATCCTGCCGCTCAGCTTCTTCCACCGCCTTGACCTGCTGGTCAATGGCACCGGAGACGGCCTTACACTGGGTCTGCATCTGCTTGGTGCTCTGCAAGAACTCTTCCAGCGGCTTCATGTAAAAGGCCTTTGCGCTGCGGGCGGCATCACTGAGCTGCTTGTCCAGTTTGTTCACTGCGGCGCGGTCGGCCTTGGCATCCTTGATGGTCTCCGGGGTGTAGACGCGGCCGGTGTAGGCGGCCAGCATCTCTGCCAGGTTCTGCTGCACCTCAGCTTCATTCCACCGGATCGCGGGCAGTTCCGGGTGCTCGACCCGGACGGTCAATTCTTCTTGCATAAATATTCACCACCTCTGATAAACTCTCTCGCCATCGTTGTTATATACGATGTAGGTATTGCGGGGATAACCTTGCGCGTGTTCCTTTTCGGACAGCGTATCCGCCCGCTGGATCAGCTCTCCCACTGTCTGCGCAGAGCGTCTCTCTAAAAGTTTCGGCGGGTTTTCAAGCCCGTCATAGATTTGCAAAAGCGCCACTTGTAAAACCTCCTGTTTTGTGTTATTTTTGTGGTGATGGGCGGCAAAACTCATCACCCTTTTGGCTTGTCCGTGTTGGAGCACGGGCAGGCTCTTCTTTTTTTACGGCGTATCGGCGGCAGACTGTCTACCTCATCACGTCGAATAAGCTCTTTCTCAAAAATGTACTTGCGAGCCCGACGCCTGCCGTTGCGGCTGTGGCTGCTTGCGGACGCAAAACTGTTTGCGGTTTTGTAACCCAGCCGTCTGGCACACATCTCAGACGTACCGCTGGCAATCAGGTCTCCGGTCTTGGCATCGTACACGGTGTACCACATGACATGGAGGACAGTGTCAGGCATACGTGATCTCCCCGGACTCCTCTTGCAGCATCTCCCGCACGTTGTCCATTTCTTCGGCGCGCATCTCCCAGACGTTTGCCCGTGCGGAGTATCCGGCCCGGACAACAATGTCATCTGATGCTTCGGCCTCTCGCCTGTAGCGCTCTGCAAGCCGCGTGTAGGATTTGACTTTGTCCTCAACGTATTCTTTGGCCGTCATCATGCCCCACGCTCCTGATTCTCCGGATACTCCGGGTTGCGGGCGTGGCTGCGGACGATCTTGCCGTAACGGCGGTGCCTTGCTGCCCGCTCACGTGCTTCAGCGGCAAAGCCTAAACGCATCAGCAAAACAGCGGTAAGAATCAGGAGCAGAGACACAGCAAACAGCGTACCGGGGATTTCTCCCGTGGTCTGCGCCGTGCCCTCTGCACCCAAGCCTGCGCCCATTCCAATGCCGCCAATAATGACAGCCAGCCAGTAGTAAGTAGTAGATTTGAGTTTCATTCTTTCGGATCCTCCTCCGTGTAGACTTTGTCAAGGCAGTAAAAATCCTTGACCCACTTCATAAATCGCGCTCTTGAGATATCCGGGCAGGCTCTTTTGCTCCCAACGGAAGGGACTGCCCATTCTGGGAAAAGTCCGGCCTGAATTTGCGCAGAGAGCACGTCGTTGGTTTTCGGGATCTGATTATCCCTCAAAATCTTGCAGCATTCTGTTATCGTTATGCTCGGGTTCATCTTCTCTCTCCTCTCCCTTGGCTCTCAGAATCCTTTTCAGCCGAATGCGCTCCAGCCGTTCCGACTGCCTTGCATCCAAGCGCTGTTCAAGCCAGCGCTTGTTGTAGTGTTTCTTCACGGCTCAGCCTCCACAAACTCTCCATTTTTGAGGGTATAGTAAACGTTTTCTCTGATAGCAGAACCATCCACACGGGCCATTTTAGCGCAGATCATGTGACCGTCATCATCGTACTCGGTCAGCACAAGATAGCAGCCCAGTGCGCCGCACGCCTTACCGCAAGCACCGTTTACAACGGCAATGCTATCTTTGCCGTCTGCTTTTGCTCTGCAATAAGCCCCAGTGGCTGCCGCCGTACTGGAACGTCCGCTCGAACCAGCCGTACTGGAATAGCCGCTCGAACCAGCCGTACTGGAATCGCCGCTCGAACCAGCCGTACTGGAATCGCCGCTCGAACCAGCCGTACTGGAATAGCCGCTGGAAAAAGGTTCTTTGCCCTTCACCCGATTAAAAACGGCATTCACTGTAGCTTTTACCAGCCCTGCAAAATTCACCTCACCTTTCACCGTCAGCTCAGTGCAAGCCAGCTTACTGTCCTCTTTGCTTTTATCCACGTTCCCGCCGCACTCGACCTCAAAAAAGCGTGGGCTATCCCTCAGCGGGTAGTAGTGCAGCACTTCCAGAGGGTTCTCGCAGGCGTGCATACCAGCGTGGCAGCAGTCAGCTTTGTCCTCATGGTAGGTCTTGCCCACCTCATACTGCTTGCCACGGCACTGCATATTTTTGCCCATGGCCTTGTAGGCGATGATCTTCTCACTCATGGGTGGTGTCCTCCTTTACCATGCGGATGCTGCCAAACTCTGGATTGCTGAAAATCTGTAAGTCGTTCAAATCGTTCACTCCTTTTAATAAAATATCTTCTCTTTGCTGTGCCATCGCTGCGCAAATCACGGCATTTCTTCTCTCTGCCATGCCAATGCATCCGAAGCAAAACCTTGCCGCAGCGAATCGTTACGGTGCACCACTTTTCCTTCGCAAATCACATCGGCGCTTTTCTCTGCCATTCCTTCGCCTTGCCTGTCTGTGCTTCTCAGTGCCGCTGCGATGCGGTAGGCCGCAGCACGCTGCCACTGCACAGCAGTTCACCTCATAGCCGTTGCCATGCGCCTCTCGGCCTCGCTCTGCCTTTGCTCTGCCTCTCTTTACCTCACGACGCTATGCCATTGCTTCGCTTTGCCATGCTTTGCCTTTGCCGTGCATCGCGACGCACGGCCAATCGAACCTCAGCCTTGCCTCCGCAAATCAGGGCCGTCAATGCCATGCCATTGCGCTCAGTCCTTCACCTCATAAGCGATGTAGGTAAAGCGGCCCTTTCCGCTGTTGCGCCACTGGCCGATGCCGCGCAGGATGCCATAATCCAGCCACTCACGCACAACCTTTTCGTGGCTGTCGTCAAGGAGGATCACGTCAAACTCACAGCTGCTGCCCGCCGGGATTTGCTCACTGTTGGCAAGGCTCACACGCTCACCCTGTGCCGTCTGGGCACGCAGGGGGCGCTGGCAGTCGGTAATCTCACCGTTTACGTGAATGGGAATCATGCGGGGCTGGACGAAGATCAGGCCGTCAATGACCTTCTTGTAAGCGGTCAGCTTGCCGCTTTCGTTCACGGCCTTCTTCTTGCCGGTCTCGGCCTTGCCGCCGATGCGGGAAAGCATCCCGCAAGCATCCTTAAACATGCCCTTGATCTGGTAATCGTAAAAAATCGGATTGCCGTCCGGGTCACGCGGGAAAACGGTCATGCCCTTGTCAGCTACCGCATCGGGGCCAAGAGCCGCTACTTCATCCTCGATGGTTGCAGCATCCGGCGACTTGCTGGCGATAAACTCGCGGGCCACATTGGGGTTTGCGGGCCAGGTGCCAAGCACCGGCTCAATAAACGTAGCTTTTACATGCAGCTTTTTCATAATAGTAACCTCCAAAATATATTGCTTACGCCACGCCGTTGTTCTCGGTCTGGCGGTCGTTCTTGCGCACCGCAGCCATTCCCATGCCCATCCAGAGCAAGGTCTGCTTGTCGCGCGGATCCAGCGAGTCAAACAGCTCGTTTACCAGCGCGTCCGCAGCGTGAGCCCCGTCGATGGGGATGCTGTACCGCTCTGCTGCCAGATCGGTGCGGTTCTTCTTTGTCTTTGCCATAAAATCAACTCCTTCTGTGGTTGGCACCCACGACCTTGCCCGGCTGGCTGCCGGGTGGTTTCGGCCCTTGCCGGGGGCCATCATCAGGCGGGTTGTGTCCAGAAATCAAAATCGGCCAGAACATACTCCCGATTCTCCGGTGTGTCCGGCAGGGTATAACCCGAACGATCGTTCCCGCAAAACACTTCACCAAAGTTATTCACCCCGCACGAAACACCTGTGCGTGCATCCTGTTTGAAAATTTTCATCGTTCAGACCTCCTTAAACATCTTCACGCCGGCCACGGTGTAGTCAGCCGCCGGGCCCATATAACCGTAAGCAAAAGAAACGACCGGGTGCCATGCGCCATTGGCGTAGACTTGCAGTGCATCGCAATGCGTCTCGGCTTGCGCGCCGTGAATCCACTGGCCAGACCGGCGGCATCCCTTCCAGCGGAACCAGTTGTAACCCCTTGTGGGCACAACATAACTAACGCTGTCCACATCAGCTACTTCCCGGGTGCGCCTGGCCCGAGCTGCGATCTCGTAAACGTCCATCATCCCTTAGTCCTCCCTTACTCTTTGACTTCGCACACGTCGGTCACTTCGTAGATGTCCAGACCGTGCCCGGTCTCGTCGATCAACCGCTGCACTGCCACGTTCCGGGCATCCACCGGGTCCTCGGCAAGGACCTCGTAGCGGTCCCAGAACTTATCAACCGTGTTGTAGACGTACACCTTATAGCGTTTCATAATTTTTGTCCTCCTTATCAGGCGTTGAATGCCGGGCACACAGTGCCACGGAAGTGGGTGAGACGGATCGCGTGCTTCAACTCCTTCTCGCTCATGCAAGCGGTCTGGAGCTGGCAGACGAACTTGATTGCCCACCACAGGCCCTGCACCGTCTGGCGGTCAAGCACCGCACGGCGCTCGGCGTCGGTCTGGGCGGCGTTGTACCGCTTGAGGGTGTTATTGCAATCTGCGACGAAGTTTTCCGGGATGTTAATAGAAAGTGCGTTCATGTTTTTGTCCTCCTGTTTGCTTGTGCTTCTTAGCTTGGCTATATTATAGCATAGCTGGGCTATCATGTCAACACTTTTTTCTTCGCTCAGCTAATTTTTTCTATTGACACGGCTTTGTGCTTGCTGTATAATAAAGGTGCAAGGAGGCGTCGCTAATGAACACTCGAATCGAGCAAATCATTGCAGCGCTTAATATCAAGAAGGTTGACTTTGCCAACCGTCTTGGTGTTTCTCAGCCCTTCGTTTCTGAGCTTTGTTCAGGCCGGAAGGTTCCCAGCGACCGAACGATCTCCGACATCTGCCGTGAGTTTAACGTCAACGAGACGTGGCTGCGGACAGGCGAAGGAGAGATGTTCAACCAGATAACCCAGTCGGAGAAGCTGGCTGCTTTTCTCGCTGACATTACGGCGAACGAAGAAGACAGCTTCAAACGGCAGTTTGTGGAAGTTCTGGCCGATCTGGAGCCCGAAGACTGGAAATTTCTTGAGCGGATGGCGAGAAAGCTGCAAAAAAAAGAGGGAAACCCGTAAGGGTTCCCCTTCTTTTGCTACCTTGATTTATTTAATCAGCCTGCTGGCGTAAACCCAGACCAGGCGCAGCTTGCGCAGGTCTGCCTTTTCCAGCAGTTTGATAATTGCGTCAATGTAGCCTTGTCGGTCTGTGGTGTTCATTCTGATGCCTCCTATGTGATGTAAAATTTAATATGTGTGAGGTGGTTCCCGTGATATGGAATGTTGGATTTCGAAAAAATATCACGCGGGTTATCAATGCGGTCTTCAAGAAAAAAGATGATCCCGAAGTCCAAGAGTCGTTGCATTTTGTGCGCCCGAACGCTAAGTGGAGCAAATCACCAGAGCCCGTTGTTTTAATCGACCCTGACACCGGGGAGGAATTTGTGGATTTCCCGGAAGAAACAATACCGGAACGGATACGGAAGGTTTTGGACTCTTTTCTAGTGATAGAGAGAACTTCAGATATCGATATTCTTTTTTCAAGATATGATATGATTCTTGATACGCTCGATGAGCTCAAGAAGTATGAGAGGATGGGGTTCAAATTTGATTTTAGCCCTACTGAGCTTTATAACATGATGAAATTTTCTCTCGTTGACCTTTTTGAGGTTGTTGTCGAAAATTCTTATATCAAGCAGCTGGAAAAACTCCTGACTTTGAAAACTCAAAAGGGAAAAGCAAACTCTATTCAAAAGTGGAAAGATTCTTTTTCGGATGAACGAATTACAAATTCAATGATGGGTTGTGTGGTTTTACGTTTTGACAAAATGCAGAATTTTATAAAATCAAAAGATGAGGTGTAATCATGGCAAATACCTGTCCGGTCTGCGGCGGCAAGCTGGGTCTGCTGAACCGTGAGAAAAGCGTTGACGGCTTGATTTGCGCCAGCTGCAGCAACTTTTTCTTTTCAAAATTGGGCATCCGGGCAGCAAAGCAACCGACAGCTGCCCTTGCGGACTACTGGGCTACACTGGAACAGCGTCGGAAGGCGTTCGAAGAAACCGATTCCATTTATGATGGTGACGCACTCTTTGTGTCGATTGACAAACCCAACCGGATGTTTTGCATTGGACACCGCAGTGGTGATAAAGGCCCTCGCATGATCTACAGCTTTGATGAAGTCGCCGGTTATGAATCTGACGTGCCTGACGATCTGACGGTGACAGAGACAAAGGGTGGTATTGGCCGTGCCGTGATTGGTGCAGCCGTTGCCGGGCCTGTGGGTGCGATCGTGGGCGCTGCCACCGCTAAAACAGAGACCCGCAAGGGCCGCAGTAAAGAGAGCGTGTCTATCCACTTTGCGCTTCCACTGGGCGAAACCAACTTCCCGACAACGGTTTATCCCGGCGGAATGACTGCGTTTCTCAAGAGCTGCAAAGTCAGCCAGGAGAAGCCGCAGGCTGCCGCTCCGGCTGCCCCCAGCGCCGCTGATGAGCTTTTGAAGTTTAAGCAGCTACTGGATATGGGCGCCATCACGGAAGCGGAGTACAACGCAAAGAAGTCTCAGATGCTTGGCCTGTAAACCTGTTTACAACCATATTATAAAACCGCTGGTTGTTGTCGTCAATCCCTATTCGTTCCCTTCTTTCAGCGGAAAAATACGCTGAAAAATGTGGATTTACCCTGACATTTCAGCTTATTCGCGGAAAACGCGCGTTTTGCACGAGCAATGTGCAAAAAATGCACGTTGCTATTCGCGGTTGCAAGGCTGCTGCAAATTTTGCAGCAAGTCAGCGGCCAGCGCCCCGCCGGGCGTACCGGCTGCGTTACGCAGGGCTTGCACCTCCGGCAGGGCCTTATCTTGAATGTAAGCGCGAGCAAGGCGCTGCTGCTCCGGGGTCATATCCAAATAGCAGGCCAGCAGGGCACGGGCATGGGTGCGAAAGTGTGACAGATTTTTCATAACTCATTCCTCCCAGGGTGCAGGGGTGCGTTCGGTTCCGGTCAAAACGCTGGCAGGCATCCCGTCAATGATGGTCGTTTCGGTTCCTTTACCGTTTCTTTGATCAAAATCCATTTTGTTTTCCCCTTTCTTTTGTGCATATTTATGTCTTATGTTCCAGATTTTACCATGCGCCGTTGGAAAACAAAACACGGATATTTTTTGTCGAATGGCGCAGAATTTTTCTGCGCCATTTTCTGTTAAAAACACGCTGGTTTTATGGGGGCGAAAGTATGAGTTATTTTACGGCGACCCAGATCGGGAAAGCGCTTGCAAAGGCCCGGGTATCTGCTGGCCTGAGTCAAGCGGAGATCGCAAGGCGCATCGAAAAAGGGGAGCGAACAGTGCAGAGCTGGGAAAAAGGCTGCACCAGCCCGGACAGCGACGAGATCATGGATTGGTGTACGGCCTGCGGGGCATCCCCCATCGCCGTGTTTATGGAGATGATCCACCCGGAGCTGTACGCGACACCCGATGACAGAAAGACCGACACAGAGCTGGACGCGGAGCTGTGCCGCTTTGTGGTAAACTTGCCACCGCTGACGAAACGACTGCTTCTTTTCGTGCTGAAGGGCAACCATGGCAGCAGCCCGCCCGCTGTGATCTCCGAGGTAGCCGCCAACCTGCACTGCCCACTCAACAACCGGGTCAGCGTGTGCGGAATCATCATCAACCAATACAATTTTGCCCAGAACATGGGATTAGACCCCTGCCCGGACGACCCACAGCCGCCAATAGACGATTTGAAGGTAACTTACAAGGCCGGGCGTGAAGCTTCGGAAAAAGGCGCGCAGGGTTACATCGGGCGAAAAAAGGAGTAAGCTATGAAGTGCGTAAGACCATGTTGCCGGAAGGAGATCCCGGATGGTGCTTCTTTTTGTCCGTGGTGCGGGAAGAAGCAGCCGGAGGCCGCCCCGCAGCAAAGAAAAAAGCGCCGCCGTCCAAAGGGCAGCGGCAGCGTGTATAAACTGAGCGGGACGCGGGCAAGACCGTATGTGGCCCTGACAGCCAAAAGGGACGTTCTGGGCACGTTTGAAACAGCAGGCGAAGCAGTACAAGCGCTGGACGCTTACAACGCCCAGAACACCCCCGCAGCGCGTCTGAAATGCACCTTTGCAGATGCCTATACCCAATGGAAAGCACAGCCCAAATTTGACAAGCTCAGCACGGACATGCAAAAAGGGTACGAGCTAGCCTATGCAAAGGCTGCTCCGCTATACGACCGACAATTGCGGGACTTAAAAGCGGCAGATTATCAACAGGTCATTGACGCAATGGTGGAAAAGGGGCTCTCCCGAAGCTCCTGCGAAAAGCAGCGCACGCTTTTTAGCCAGATCTGCGAGTGGGCAATGGCGCAGGACATCATAAACAAAAATTATGCCATGCTGCTGCAGCTCCCGGCGGTTACAGGAAAAGCGGAGCGCACTCTGACTGCGGCCGAGATAGAGCGGATCAGCATCTACCAGAATGACCCAAAATTCGGGCAGACGGCTCAGATCGCCATGGTGCTGCTGTACACCGGTATGCGCATTGACGAGCTGCTTTCCATGCGCTGCGAGGATGTGCATCTGAAAGAGCGGTACATGCAGGGCGGCGAAAAGACCGAGGCAGGCAAAAACCGCATTATCCCCATCCTTGAGCCCATTTACAAGATCATTGCCTTTTGGATGCTTGACAGCGGGTGTGAATGGCTGATTCCATCCAAGGCCGGCACAAAGCTGGATAAGCGCAACGTGGCTACAAAGTTCCGGGCGTTGATGCAGGAATGCCATATAGAGGGCGTGCACCCGCATACACTGCGTCATACCGCCAGCAGTAAGATGGTGGAGTGCGGCTTAGAAAAGACCGCCGTGCAGGCCATCTTGGGTCACAAAAATTTCTCCACCACGGCCAACAAGTACGTGTCCCACAACGATCCAGCCTATTTGTTGCAGGAAATGCAAAAAATGAAGTATTGATTTGTTGGATTGTTTGTTAGATTATCACGCTCATTCAGGAGATTTTAAGGCGTTTCAAGCAAAAAGAAAAACGCACGGACGGTTTGTTTTTATCGTTCGTGCGTTTATTTTTGGAGCTGGTGACAGGAGTTGAACCCGCAACCCACTGATTACAAATCAAGTTTATTTTACGTATTTATGTAAATAATTATTGATTTGTTAACTTATTGTTAGGTTATCCGTCTCGTGCCAAAACGCTGAAGCTTATGTAAAAATAGCACATTTTATGTCCTTTTACAAGTCGCTTATTTTTCGCATTACGAGCTCATACTCTTTCGGGTAAACCAGCTTTATTGCCTTCATGTGCTCGTCAAGCACCTGCATCAGACCGCCGAAAGGAACAGAGCTGGCAGCCACCACAAAGTCGCTTTGCGGTTCCGCTGCCGTGGAGTACGCCGCCGCATAAGTCGCGGGCGGCAGTGCCTGGATCTGCGTTTCAGGTGCCTGCTTTTCTTCCAGCTCGTCCCGCACAGTGCAGAGGGCGGCAAGCTTTTCCACGCTCTGCCAGTCCGTTGAACCGCATTTCAGCTTGTGAATATGGGTGTTGATCTCATCGATGTCCATGCCTGCCGCCCCCCTTCCTTATGCGTTGCGCAAGATGTCAGCGGCCCGCTTGTAGGCGTCACGCTCTGCACCGGTGGCTTCCTGCATCATGTCCTCGATGTCAGAGATCATGCGCTCACGACCATCCGTGCGGGAGTAGTGCCCACGAACATAGTGACGGCCACGGTTGGCGTAGCTGTTGCCCCGGTTGTAACCGTTCCCGGCATCGTGGCCAAAAGTCCCGCGCATGTCAGCTTCCCACTCGCCTGTACGGCTGTACTCGCCGCCCTCGCAGTAATCCTCGATGCGGTGAATGTCCAAAATGATGTCCACGATCTCGCCGATCATCTCAACATCGCCAGGGGAACGGTTCTTTTTGTCGGTCAGCTCCATGAGCTCGTCGCACATTTCATCCTTCAGATGATTCAGTTTATCCAGCATGACTTTATCTCCTTTCTTATGCTACCCGCTCAACGATCAAATTGCTGTTTGCAATGCTGACAGCCTGCGTACTGGTGTTTTTAACCGCCACGGTCACGCAGCAGCCACGCGGCACCTCGATGAACGCAGCCACGAAAACGTTGAAGTAATTTTCGACTGCCGCCGGGGTAACAATGGCGGTCGCACTGGTCAGCGACTCACCGCCGACAGCCAGCGCCACGGAAACGGGCCCCACGGTGCCGCCGGTGGGAATGGCGATATTGCCGCCAAAGCTCACCTTGAAGCGGGCCCGGCACTGCCCGCTTGTCAGGCCGCGAAGTGTCACAAGGCCGCTGCCAGCACGGTGCACAATGCACGCAGGCGCTTTCGCCGCAGTCTCCGTCAACGGGAGATCCTGCCCAGCGGCTACTGCCACGGTATTGGAATTCGTAAATTCAGCCATTTTATCGGCTCCTTTCATAGAAAAACGCCGGGACTGCTGCCCCGGCGCTCTGGTTTGCAAAATCAGCTCAGGGGCTGAACATTTTGATGTGGGCATTTCCATTTTGGAAACAACCACTCAAAAAGCTGTTGTGATTTGGTTATGCGCAGCTGCCGCAGCCGGTCCCACAGCCATAGTAAATGGCGTTGGGGTTGGGCACCTGATAGGCAGGCACGGGAGCTTTCTGCTGCAAAGTCCCGATGATCTGGTTGGTCTGCGCGTTCATCGCGGTGGTCAGGAACGCGCTCTGTCGATCCTGAGAAGCAGCCCGGCGCAGCTCGTTGTTCTCGCTCTGCAGGGTGGCGATCTTATCATTGGTCAGGAAGTCGAGCACCGCGCGGGTGTTGCTGTTCTGATTCTCGATGATGTCCCGGGTGTTGTTGTTCATGGTGTTCTGCGTTGCGCAGAAGCCCTGCTGCATCTGGTTCCGGGTGTCGCACTCCTGAGTGGCCAGATTGTAGTTGACTCCCTGGATCGCGGTCTGGGTCTTGCAGCAGCAGTCTGCCAGCTGTGTAGCCAGAGCATTCTGCCCCTGCATCAGCGCAACGTTGGTGCTGTTGAAGCCCTGCTGCATGGCGTTGGTGACGCCGTTCAGGCCCTGCTGCACGCCGTTGAAACCCTGAAGCATCCCGGTGTTCATAGCATAGACGCCATCACACAGGCCGTTTTCCAGCCCGTTCAGTTTGTTCATGACGCTCTGGTTGTCGAAGCCGCGCTGCAGGTCTGCCTGTGTGACAGCGCTGGTCATATAAGGCGAAGCGCCGCCCATGCCCATGCCGCCGCCCCAGCCAAAGCCGCCCATGCCGCCCCAGCCGAACATTCCGAAAATCAGGAAGAGGACGATCCAGCCCATCCAGTCGCCGCCCCAGCCGTTGAAGCCGTTGCTGTAACCGTTGGCGGGCTGTACCGGCATGGTCAGAACCGTGCTATCAGAAGAAAGAGACATAGTTTTACTCCTTTACGTTAAATTTTGAAATTTATTCTAAATGCGGCCGCATTTCAGAATCCAAACATATTTTTCATGCCATTGAGCATCGGCGCGATCTGCTGCGCCCGCTGCTGAATAGCGTTGAGCTGCTGCTGTGAGAGCTGGCCGGAGGTGAGCATCTGGTTTATCATCTCCTGCGGGTTCTTTCCCTGCATCTGGCCCATAAACTGCTGAAACTGCCCGCCAATGGGGCTCTGGGTCTGTCGGCCCATCGAATTATACAAGCTGCTGCTCATCGTTTAGCCCTCCTTTTCCGGCTCTGGTGCTTCCTGCTTCTCTAACGCCGCCAGCTTTGCCACCAGTGCGTCGAACTCCTTGCGGGTGACATACTCCCCGCCTGCAGCTTGTGCGGCTGCAATCGACGCTTTGGGGCCGCTGGTGCGCTCCTTGTAGTCGTAGATGCGGAGAGGGAACGGCCTGCCGTCCTGTCCCACTTCTTTGATGTAAAAGGTATCGGAATCGGCATCCAGTAAAAGCACCCGGCTCCCATTGGCGACCAGATAGCCCCTAGCTGCCGCTTCACCCTGTACCCAGATAAAGCCGCTGTCAGCCGGTGCGGTCTGCCCCTGCATTGTCGGCATCATAACAGGCTGGGGCTGGGGCTGGTACTGTGCAGCCCTGAGCTGTTCAAGCTGCCCCTGCGGCTGTTGCGGGTAATACACTTGTGGGTATCCGCTATAGATCGGCATCGTTTACTCCTCCTTGTACCAGTAGTAGATCGGGCACTCCCTGCCGCTGTCCCAGCTGTCCCACCACTCGCCGTCGATGACGGTCAGAACGTGGCCGGAGCAGCCCAGCACATACACGCCGCGCGGGTACTCTCTGGCAAAATCTGCCACGGTGTAACAAGTGGTGCAGTCTGCTTCCACCATGCGACGCTTGTAACCCTGTTTTTGGAGGTATGCGCCCCATGTGCGGTTGGCGCTGGGCATATCGCCGAGGGCGTAGCCGGTCAGCGCCAATCCAATGTAGGCCTGCTCCCAGCTCTGCCCAGTGGCCGCAGCTACCGCCCGCACTACGCAGTCCCCGACACTGCTCCCGCGCGGGTTTGGGTTAAATCTGTGCCACATGGCACCCCCTCCCTTTGCGCCCAGTGTACTTTTTTAAACCGCCGTGAGAGACAACGAAGGTACAACGAAGGACAAAAAAATAAAAGCGCCCACACGGAAAAATCCGCATGAGCGCTTAAAGATATAAATATACTTATATAAAATGATGCAAAATAGAAAGTTTGAACGTTTTACTTGCAAAAAATCCCCCACTTTGCCTACAACGTGCCCCGCGTGGAACGCAGGGCTTCGGCAAAGCAGGGGAGTTTTTTTGTAAAATCAAGAGCGGAACCTCCTACAGGAAATGCCGCTCTCTACAAAGGCCGCAGCCTTTCAAGTCTAAAGGCGCCTCCCGCATGGTACGCACTGCAAGTAGGCGGGCAGGAGACTGTATCAACTAAAAGACCCGCCATGATACGCATCGTTGAGAGGCTTGACGGGTTCAGATATCCGCCCTAATGCGCTTCTTCGAGAGGCCGGGTGGATTTGTTGATGTTATTATACCACAATCAATCCGTCACGACAAGAACCAGCGCAGGGCCGTTGACTCTGACTGCTGCGTCCTGATAGGGCTCGACAACGGTCGTTTCCACGCCCTCGCGTTTGCGAAGCTCTGTAGTAAGATTGGCGGTCGGAACATTTTCGAGGTTCATGGTGAGCTCCTTTCGTCTAGCTTTTCATCAATAATTTTCAGCCTATTGCCGATTGATGTTCGACAATACGGCACACGCGCTGCAATATCAACTTGGCATAGCTGGTCAACGTACCGCAACCGGGCGATTTTCCGGTCATACCTCCCAAGCGGCGCACGTTTTATCACAGCTTTTATCTGCTCTGCATTAAGCCCTTGCAACGCTGGCGGAAAGACTATGCGAGCCGCCGCCATGAGCAGCACCGAGCCAGAAAGGCTGCGGCAGCTGTCCGGCGTTGCGCACCACATTGCCAATGTTGGCAAAACGGTGACAAAACGTCACCAGTTTGTTGGCATTGCCGAGATGGTATGTTTTCGTGAGGCCGCGAAAACATGCGCAGACCATTTTCGTGAGGTCACGAAATTGCTCTTGCGCGGCATACATTTTGTTGGTGTCAACAAAATGCTCGTATGTAGTGCTTGCCATGATATCACTCCTTATTGTGAACAATGAGATAACGAATTGTGGAAATTTTGACGATACAGCTATCGTCTGGGCTGTTTTGTTGCACACCGCTGAGCGCAACGTATTCGCCATTTAGCCACAAAATATTTCCTTCCAACCGCATGAGCCATTTTCCGCTGCCATCGAAATCAGCGGCATGGTTATCCAGGTCGATTTCGAGGTAAAAACCATCGTTCTGTTTTGCAAAGTATTTTTGCAGAACAGAAGTGATTTCTTCCGTACTCATGTTTTCGGAATCAGCAATGACCTTGATGTAGTGGTAATGAAGCATTTTTTGTCTCCTTACTGCGTAATTTCCTCAGCGTTCGCCTTGTCCTTCGCATCCAGCGCGTCGTAGTACGCCTGCGCGAGGGCTTCCACCTCTGCAATATCGTCCTCTGTCAGCAAGCCGCTGTCCAGATGGGTGTACGCCTTGTCCAGCCAGTATGCAACGTCACGTTCTGCGGCGATTTCTCGCTTGATGGAGCGCAGTGTCAGGTCGTGGCAGGATTTGCTTTTGATAGCCATGTGTACCTCCTTCGTTAATTAGTCGATGTTTTGATTGATGTCATTTCATCATAAGTTGTAGTTTCAGTGGCATCTGTAAGTAAATCATTTTTGATAAAACTACATTGGTTAAATAATTTCCAATAATTCTTCGTACCACCCGCAATAATTGACGGATATACATTTTTTAATCCACCACAATTTTTAAGGATTAAACAACATGGCATCGGCCTGTCTTCATTCTGACTCCTCACTTGGACGTTTAATCCGTCAAACAGACAATCAATGCATTCAATTACTGCGCCTTTTGGACAAAGACCTTCCGGCTCGTATCTTCCATTTATCCAATCATAAGGGTATGTGTTATCGTGCCATTGAATGCCAGCATCATTTTGTGAGTTTAGGAATTTACAATCCTTAAAAGTGATATGTGAGAAAATACTTCCACCCATACCAATAGTGGGACCATTCTTAGGTAAGAAATCTCTACCGTGCCAATCGAAAATGCAATTTTCGATATAAGGTGTTGTAAGACAATTACTTTCAAAATGTAAACAATATCTCAGATTAGACCCAACGAATTTAAACCCTTTAATTACAGTATTGATGGTTACTGAATTTATGTGGAAAAAACATTTATTAGCACAAGTATCGTTACTTATAGTGTCATATCCAACACCACCATCCCAAATAAAAATACATTTTTCCGGATTGTTACTTTGGGACTTATATGTTACATATGATTTAGCAATAACACCTTGATAACCAGAGCCATTCTGACCTTTGTATTTTTCTTGCAAATCAGTATATGTTCCGTCTGCTACAATAATTTCATACTTATTCTTTTCAGAAGCATCAGCAATAACATCGTTTGCCTTTAATACGGTGGCATATGGTTTTTCTTTTGTGCCATTGCCTTCTGTATTGCTTCCAGTTGTTGCCACATAAATCTTGTTGATATGAATCTCACCAAGTTTATCATCTACTTCATCCTTTGTGTAAACTTCTAACCTATCAGCAAAATTTGTTTTACGATAAGATGAATTTTGCCTAAATTCACCGGATACAACATTAACACTTTCAATAGATGTATCTAATCCTCCTTTATAAAAACTCAAGCAAAGATATTTTGCATCTGTCGGAATATTATAAAATTCTGCAACTTTACTCGTTTGCGTATTGTGACTGATATACGTACTTTCAACAGGGGTATAGGCTCCGTTATTAACATACCGTGAAGCCCAATCTTGAAACTCACCGTAAACAATTAACTTATTGCCTTCTACAGGAATCTTTACCGCAATATAATTCTCGTTTATTTCTTTGGTCTCTTTTCCTCCTGCAATAAAGTTCCAATAATATCCATCGCTGACTTCACATTTTTGTATGATACTAACGGACGATATTTTTTCAGATACTTTATTTAAGTTTCCTATATCTTCCTTTAGCTGATTTTCTGCCTCCTTTGCCCGGGTGGCTTCTGCAACAATGTCATCACTTACGCCATGAATCGCGTCACCTGTGGCTTTTGCATCGGCAGCTTCGCCCTCGTGGGTGAGGGTGGTGTCCAGTGCTACGGCAGGGCCTTGAGGCCCGGGTTGCAGCCTCAGGTTAAGCACCGGATTTTCAGGCGTGCCGGTAATGTCGGCGGAAGGCTTGTCTCCGCTGGACACCGTACCGATTGTCAGAACAGGCGTTGCACCGGTTTTGCCGGTTTGACCATTTAAGACATCAAATGTTTTTGTACCGTCTTTGTCAGTGATGCTGACACGATGGCCATTTTCGATGTCAGTTACAGTCACAACTGGGGATTCCCCGTCATTGCCGGGCTCGCCTTTGAAGTCGCCGCTTGCAATGCCGTCCTTCAGCTCCTGCAGGCTGTCAGCGGCCTCCTGAGCGCTCTGGCTGGCACTGCCTGCACTGGTGGCGGCTTCACTGGCGGCGGTCTGGGCGGCTTTGGTGGAGGCTTCCACCTGCTGTAGAGCCTTGTCCCGGGCCGTGTCCACAGCCTGTGTGGCGGCGGTCTGCTTGTCACCGATGGCTTTCAGAGCGTCCTCTTTGGCAGTGACGGTGTCAGAAAGAGCCTGTCCGGCCTTTTGGGCAGATGCCCCGGCCTGCTGTGCTGCCGTCTGTGCATCGGTCTTGGCCTGCTCTGCGGCGGTGGCGTCAGTGTGCACGGCATCCACCAGCTGCTGCCATGCAGGGGTGCCCGGTTCCGGTGCAGTGCCGTCCTCTGTGCCGGAGTTTGCGGCCACCCGGTAATGTAGGTCTGCGCTGGTGACGGTCTTGGTGCCGTCGCTGCCCTCAAAGGTGATGCACCCGCTTCCGGGCTGTGCGGTCACGCTGGCGGGGACGGCCACATAGCCGTCCACCCCCAGCGTGGATGCCGGGTCTTTGCCGTCCGGCACGTGCCAGAACGCCCGGATAGTCAGGCCCTCCCACTCGCCGGTTGCATCGACGTGCAGGCGGTACACGCCCCGGTTCTTGGTGTAGCCAAAGCGCACCAGCTGCTCATAGCCCGGCACTTTGACGACGCCATTGGATGCGAGAGATACGCTTTGCTCGATCATAAATTACTCCTTGTTGATGGTAGGCTTCTTTTCTGCCAGTGCCTTTTTCATCATGCTGACAGCCTTTTCAATCACGCTGTCCAGCACTTCATCCGTGATAAAAGGTTTGAGCCAGTCCGGCAGTGCGCCGCGCAGCGCGGCAAAGACCTGCGCCTTTTTCTTTGCGCCCTGACCGCTGCCCATGATGCTGTCCTCAGCGATGGTCACGAGTTCCAGTGCCCACTGCTTGACGTACTGCTTGTAACCAAGCCGGATGGCACCAACGGCCAGCGCGGCAAAGCCGATGAGCATCAGTACCAGTGCGATGGGTGCAGGGATAAAATTAAACATTGCTTCCATGATTTGTTACTCCTTTCAGCAGGTAGTTGTTGATATCGGATTTGCTTTTTTGCATACCTTCGCGGTTATTTCCGGACAGCTGCGAATCCAAAAGATTTTGTACGCCAACGAGTACGAGACGCATTTCTTCATCGAGGCCGTCAAATCGCGTCATGTCGCGTCTAAGGGCTGCGGCGTGCTGCGTGGAAACGGCTTCTACCGCATCCAGTCGCTTTTCAATGGCGTCAATGCGTTTGTTCTGCGCATCGTCAGGGGCTTTTGCCTTTTTGATGTACTTGTGGATGATGTCCAGCACCTTGTCGATCGTGATGGCAGCAGCGCACAGGCTGCCCAGGATGCCCAGCACCCACAGTAAAGCTTCTTTTTCGGTCATTTACCCTCCCGGAGACGGGTCAGGCCCTTCTTGCGGATGATTTTCGGGTAGTTGAGGGTGGTCACGTTGAGGTCTACGTTGCCCGTGATGCCCGGCACAGCGCCCTTGCTGGTGTGCTGGTGAGCGTTGTAGTTAAACGTCACGTTGGGCGTCTTGCCGGTGTAGTCGGCAAGCCAGACGTCCCACCGAGAGGACAGCCGAGCCATATCCAGCTCGTACTTGTAACCGGTGTAGGTGTACAGCTGGGCGTAAAAACCCATTTTCTCCACCTGTTCCAGCGCGTAGGCGGTGAGGTTGGAAAGGTCAAACGTGGACAGCTGCTTGAGCTTGTTTTCCTCCACGTCCACGCAGATGGGGAGAGAAAACTCCTTGCCGTACACCGCCTGCCGCAGCAGGGCAAGCTCTGCATCTGCCATCGCCTCGCTGGTGGCGTAGGTGTAGTAATATACGCCCACGTCCAGCCCTGCCGCTTTGGCGTTGCGGTAATTGTCCTCAAAGGTGGGGTCGATGTACAGGCCGTCAGCCCGCTTGGAGAGCTTGCGGTTGGTGCTCACGGTCTTGAGCATCGCTCCCTTGTAACCCGCCGCTGCCACCTGTGCCCAGTCAATCGCACCCTGATACCGGCTCACGTCGATGTACCGGTATGGCGGGTCGCCCTCCCAGCCGGTGACGGTCTCCTCAACGGGAGGCTCTCTGGGCGTTTCCGGCACAGGGTTTTCGCTGTCCCAGCCGAAGAACGCCTTCACCAGCCCCGCCAGAAATTCCAAAAATTTTTCCATCGCTTACTCCTCCTGTACGATCTCCTCAAAGCCGCTCTTGATAAGAATCGCCTTGACCTTCTCCTTCAGCAGGCGGGGGCAGCGCTCATACAGAGCCTTTGCGTCCTCCATAGTCTCAGCAGACATGATTTCCTGTGCCCATAACATTGCCATCATACGTACCATCCTTTCTAATTTTTGTGTGATTTTATGCATAAACAATCTCGCTCATTTCAAGCAAGCATTGCTTGAGCATCTCGTTTTCTTTTTGCAGTGCCGCCACCGTTTCCGGCAGCTTCTCCCGGGCTTCGGCCTTTTTGCGCTCTTCTTCCTGAGCAACCAGCTCTTCGGCGGTATAGCGGATGTACCGCTGAATGGGCACCTGTTCCACCCATTCCTCCTGCGCCTTTACGCCGGGGCGGTCAACGACCTTCTGCACGTCTTTGCCACCGTTCGGATACTCGGTCACTGTCTCCCAGTGCCACTGCTCTTCCACGCCCTCTACGGCGGGGTGGGTGATCTCTTCGGTGCTGGCGGTCAGATACCCAAGGGTCAGGTCCGGGTTTTCCACGGCTGCGCCGTTCTCGTCAATAATCTTCATGGTTCAAAGCCTCCTTTCTCAGGCCACGCGCCGCCAGATGTGCACATAGTAGGCGGCGGGCTGCACGGTGCTGCTGCGTCCGTAAATAGAATTCGAGCGGGAAGCGTCGAAATACAAATCTTTCGGGACACTATTGGTGGCAGCAGCACCAGCACCGCCATAAGAACTAAATACCCCTGTGTTATAGAAAGCGCCTGTCATTGTAGCTCCACTTTCAGAAATGAATGAATTGTAAATATTTTCTAACTTAGGCACAACAGAGCCAGTAATATTCGGCAAACCGGCTTCGACTGTGGTACCCGCTGCGTGGGCGTAGGACGCACCCATCAGCGCCCGGTTCTGTGCAATCTCCTGCCATGTACCGCCGAACAGTGCGGCGGGGCTGGTGGGGGCTTCCGAAATCCAAAATTTGATTTTGGCATGGTCTTCTGCCAGAGCGTCTGCAATCAAGGTCTTTACAGCGTCTGCGCTTATCACGCCTTTCAGCGCATTGCCAACAGCTTTTGCGTCAGCCGGAGCGCCCTCGACGCTTAGCGTATTGTCGGTGCTCACGATGGCGGCAGCCCTGTCCGCTTCAGCTTTGGCAGAAGCGGCAGAGCTTCCCGCGCTCTTTGCGTCTGCGGATGCTGACTGTGCGCTTTGGGCTGCTTCGGCGGCGGAGGTCCGGGCGGCGCTTTCGCTCTCTGCAGCTGCTGCGGCCTTTTTCGTCGCGGTGCTGGCTGCTCCGGTGGCGGTTTGAGCGGCCTGCAGGGCGGCCTGCTGCTGGCCTGTCACTTCCTCGGCGTACTGCTTGACGTACTCCATGCCCTGTGCGATGTCCTCACGGACTTCCACGCCGCGCTCAGCCTTACGGATTCCCGCAATGGCTTCATCAAAAGTTTTATCCATAAAACACCTCCTGTCCCATTAGCCTGACATGTACCCTTTGAGAGATCGACTCAAATCGTAAGCATCGGACGCTTTGCGTGCACTCAAAGCCTGCAGGTCACTGATGCTGGAAAACTCAGTGCCAAATGTAAACTCCTTTTTATCCGGCGAATCCAACGGCTCAACAAGCTTGGAACACAGCAGCCAGGTATCTACACCATGCGGTGCAGAGAAAATGTGCGTTTGCTTTCCAATTGCAATACGGCTGACATCAATATCAGCGTCTTTCAAATCGACCGCTTTGACCGTCATACCGTTCAGATAACGCAGATTTTTGGCAAGTTCTTCCTCTGCCGCATCCAGCAAAGACTGCGGCGTGCTTTCGATGCCTTCAATAAAGATCACTTTTGTGATGATGCCAAAAAGCTTTTGCGCAGCCAGATCGTTTGCGGTTTCTGTGATGGTCTCGCCCCACGAAAAAACAAGCCACGATTTCTTTCTGGCACCTACCGCGATCACCCGCGTGTAGATATCCTCTGCTTTGACGTAGTTGGTCAAATCCAGCAGATTTGTTCCAAAGGCCACCGTCTGGGTGTTTTTATCGGTGATCGCCTGCAGATAGTCCAGATACCGGCGCGGTTTTCCGTCATGATCTTCTGCATGGCGCAGCACCAGATATCCGCCGTACTTTTCCGCCAGCTCACTCTGCAAGATGTCCCATGTAACGCCGTAGTTTTTTTCATCGCCAAAGCTGTATGTAGGTTCCTTGACATCAAACAAAAAGCGGGGATCCGTCTTGCCGTTGATAGCAAGGCTGTATTTTCCGTTTTGCTCGGTGATCTTAAAGGTCTTGGATTCAGATGCCCGCTCAATGTTATAAATGGAGTACGTGCCAAAATTCTTGTTGCAAGTACCGCAGACAATTTCAGCTTTTTTCACTTCGACCGTTGCATCGTACGTTTTGCCCTTTACATAGGCTGCAAACAGACGCACGCGGAAATTGTTGCTTCCAATCCGTGAAATAATGCGACCGTTCGCAATGTGCTCTTCACCGATTTTCCAGCTCAGGCAGGAAGCTTTGTCGCTCTCTGTTTGCTCATAGAAAATATTCGTCTTTCCATCCACGGGGTCTACAATTCCCCAATGGTAAATGTAATCTCCATCATCAGAATCGTAACTGTAACCCACTTGCACGACTTTGATGCCGTCTACATAGGGCACGATCATGGGAATGTCCATCTCGACTTTTCCGGGAGTAAACGCCTTGTAAGCGTCAACCTGCGCGTTGTGGTTATCGCAGATCCATTCCAGAAATTGCGAAAAGCTCACATTTTTTGCAGCGTACGGCGCAATGCCGCTGTCATTCAGATACGCAAGCTCCCCTTCGCAGTAGATTTTCTGACGCATCAAAAAATCCTGCTCATGGCTCATGGGACGGCCCTGCCAGATGGAAACGCCGTCCTGCTCCACCTCCACCGTAGTGCGCAGCTTTTGCAGCGCAGAGTGTGCCACATTGCCCAGCGGCATGGTAAACTCAAAAGAGCCAGCTTTACCCACTTCGCGGGTCAGCGTGGGGCTGATGAGCTTTTTCGTGTTGGTAATATCGCTGATATCGTGGATACAGACCTTAGTTTCCCATGTGTCTACATCCGTCTGCACGCCAGCATAAACTTTATAGCTCATAGGCTTGCCCCCAAATACTTGATGCTGATGCTGCAGTCTGCCGATGCAGCAAAAACGAGGATGCCCACCACGCCATCCGGCATAGCAAGCCCCTCGATATACTGCCAGTCGGTGGACTTGGCCAGAATGCCCACTTCAAAGCCATTGAGGGACACCGCAATGTCGGCCGCATCCTCGCTGCGCTTGAAGTAAATACCGGCCGCACGGGGCGCACCGGTTATGGACACTTGAACGTCCTCGTTTGCCTTGAGCGGGATATTCGTGTAGTTGCGCACAATATCATGCTCAAAGTTGAAATCGTCCCACAGCCAGTCGTTGGTGCCGTCGTAGACGCTGCGCTTGAAGGGGTTGCAGGTGCCTGTGATGGTAAAGGTGCTGGAAAGCCGGTCGCGGGAGGGTGTGACTTTCCAAAGCCCTTCCCAGTACCACGCTGGGTCTTCATCAAAGCGGCACTGCAGCCACTTGCCATGAATGGCATTGGCAATGGTGCTTTCGATGTAAGGCCACTTGCTTTTTGGCGCGTTGCAGAGCAGCTCCATGGTGATGGTGCGCTTTTTATAGTGCACCTTGCCGTCGTCCCATGTGGTCAGGTTCAGCAGCGAATCAGCACCGGTGACCTGTACAAGGTATTCTTCCGGTTCTGCCGCGCCGATTTTAGGGCTGCCTACCTTGAGGTACAGCCCCCAATCTGTCAGGGTGTGAAAATTGCCGATTTTTGCCCCCAGAAGCTTTGCCATTACACACCCCTCGCTTTCCGTTCCACTGTCACGCCGATGCGTGCATCTACGTTGGTCGCCATGCGGGGCGACAGCACGCCCACCAGTTCACCGGAGTCCATGACCACCTGGCCCTTGCCGATGTCGGGCAGATGCTCGTCCAGCATCCCCTCGATGCGCTCCAGAATGCTGGTCTGCCGGTCAACAATTGATTGCTGGCCGGTGACGCGGTACTGCAGGGCCGCACGGGTGGAGAAGGTGCCCAGGCTGTCATACGTGCCGGTTTTGTCAAAGGGGCTCTGGTAGTGGCTGACAGGCTTCTGATTATTCTTCTTGTCCATCCACATGGCAAGGCCAATGCCGCCAGCGACAGCGCCCACGCCCAGGATCAGGGCAAGGATAGGATTTGCTGCAACGAAAGACACGATAGTGCCCAGCGCAGACGTGATGCCACCAGCCATGCCGGAAAAGCTCTGGACGATGCTGCCTAGTGCTCCGCCCACGCCGCCGGACTTTGCAAGACCGTCGATGATCTCACCAAAAGCCTTGACCGAATTGGTCACACCGTCGATATCGGATTTTACCCCGCCGTCAGAAAAAAGCTTCTGGAAGATATCAAATGCCTTTCCGATTCCGCCGCTGAAGTAGCCCTCATTGACCGCGGTCAGTGCGTCCGTAAGCCACTTAGAGATCACGTCGCGCTGCCCCTGTGACACTTCGCCCCAGATCAGATTGACAAAATCCAGCCCAAGACTTGCCCAGTCACCGTTTTTGGCATCACTAAAGGCGCTTTTTACCAGCCCGAAAATGCCCTTATCCAGCTGGCCGGAAGCCTCGCTCAGCTGCTGGTCAATACGGCTCTGGGTTCCTTTCACGCTCTTGTCGATAAGAGTAGAGGTTTCCGTCACCTTATCTTGAATACCGTCGATGTAGGTGATGGTCTTCTCGTAGGTCTCCGCGCCGTTCTCGCCGATGCGCTGGCCGGTCTCAGTGACGGTTTTCTTGATATGCTCGCTGTTGTCCGCGTACTTTTCCACCGCCTGCTGCACTTTTGTGGTGATGCCGTTAAAGGTGGTCTCGGAGACGTTGGTAAAGGTGCCCAGCAGCGTTTTTGACATGTCGTCATAGGTCTTTGTGACCCTTGTCACCGTGCCGTTGACTTTGGTCTCGACCTGCTTAAAGGTCGTGGCGACGCCGTTCACCATCTCCTTGCCGGTCGTGGTGGTGGTCTCGGTGATGCGGTCTTTGATCTTGCCCGCGCTGTCCTTGACCTTCTCGGTGAGGGTCTGGATGCTGGTGGTCACAGTGCCCAGCGCGTTCTGTGCGGTGGTGGTAGCCGTGCTGGAGATGGACGAAATGACCGTTTCGGTGGTGGACTTGGAGCCGGAACCGGATTTTTTCCCGGTGGATCCGGAAGGGCTTGTGGTGATGGAGCTGCTTCCGTCTCCGACTGCTGCCGCCAAATCCGCCTGACGCTGGGACCAGCTCCTATTGCTGATGCCAACGCCTTTTAAGGCGTTTTGCCGCAGCCTGTTACGGTTGCTCTGCCGGTTATTTGCATCCGCGTACTCTTCGTAGGTATCAAAGTCAGCCGTGGCAGCTTTTCCGAGAAAACGGTTGAGCTTGTAGCTCAGCTGATCCAGCCATGTGGTGGCTTTGCTCGCGAAGTCCTTGAGAGCGTTTTTTGCCGTGCTGATAGGCTCCGTCAGGCCAGTGATCGCGCCTGCGAGACCAATCCAGCCGTCCGTTTTGTAAGCTTCCTGTGCTGCGACGAGCATGTCGTTCAGATTGCCGATTACAACGCCGACTCCGCTGGATAAATCGCCGGTCAGCAATCCCGCCAGCTGTTTCACATTGTCCTGCAGGGTAGACACCCGGCCATTCATGGTCTGGCTCTGGGTGTCCATGCTGTTGTAGTAACGCCCGCCCTCTTCGGAAGCAGCCTGCAAAGCCTGCGTCAGCAGATCATAACTGATGGTCATTTTCTGCACTTCGGCGGTGGACTTGCCTGTGTAGTCGGCCAGAATGCCATACACGTCGATGCCTGCATAGGCAAACTGCTTGATATCGACCGCTGTAGCCTTGCCGGTGTTAGCGATCTGCTGCAGGTTCTGCGCCATGCGGTTCAGCTCGTCGTTGCCGCCGCCGGTCGCAGAGACCGCGTCGCCCAGCGCCATGATGGTGTTGCGTGCATAGGAAGCGTTCTCGCCTGCAGAGATCAGGTACTGGTTGGCCTGCGTCAGGCTCGCCACGTCAAAGGGGGTTTTTGCCGCGTCTTCCTGGATCTGGCTCATGACCTGCTGGGCGGCTTCCGCGCTGCCCAGCATATTGGTAAAGCCGGTGGTGTATTTCTCGATCTGGGCGTTATACTCGATGCCGGAAGAGATGAACCCCTCTGCGGCACTGAGTGCAGCGGAGTAAAGCTTCGAGAAAACGCCCGCCATGACCGTGCCCTGCGCAATGGCACCGGCCAGAGACTTACCGGATGCTTTATCCGTGGAGCTGGCAAAGCCATCCATGCCGTTGTTTGCAGCTTTCAGCGCGGTCGTGGTCGCCCTAAGCTGTGCTTCTGCCTGCGCCAACATGGTCTTGAGATTTTTGGTCTCAGAGGACGCTTTGCCGGTTTTGCCCACCGATTCGTTGTAACGTCTGGTCAGCTCCACTACGGCCTTTGCGGCCTTGCTGTACTCTCCTGACAGCGAAGAAACGGTCTTTTTCGTCTCGGATTGCACATTCTGGATGCCCTGCCGGTAGGCGCTGTCGTCCAGCCCGAGGGTGGCACTCAATTCAAAAAGTTTCAGGTTCCATCACCCCCGTTCAAGCCATTTTTAATGCGTGCTATCACTTCATCAGCGGACGGCTGCGGCGGCTGTGGGCGGTTTTCCACAAGCCCGGCCACCATGTCGTACCACCGCTCCTCCGCGCCTATAAGGTGTGCCAGAGCGTCCGTCATGTACGCCTGATAGCTGAGCGTGATGCGCTCTTGCCGCAAAGCGTTCAGGCAGTGCTGCAAGATGTACGGCCTGCCAAACAGCCGCAGCGCGTCCGGGCTGATGGAAGAAATCAGGCGTCTGTACCCGCCAGCACCAACGGCAGACACCAGAGCAAAAAATCCATCACATCATCGTTGTTCAGCAGTTCTTTTACCGCGCGCATCTTCTTGAACGGGCCAATATTTTCAACCACCCCGTTTTCATCCACGTCCGGCTCATAGAGCAGCGGAAGCAGCTTTGCGGTGGCAGCGGCGTTGTCGAACAGCAAGCTTTTTGCCATAGCCTGAATGTTCTTTTTTGCCTGCTCCTTCTTCTTCTGCTCCAGCTCCTCCGGCGTTTCATCGCCGGTCAGGACCGGCAGAACCTTGCGCAGCTCCATGATCTTGGATTTTTCCAAGACCTCCTCTGCCACATCGGCGATCTGCCAGCAGTGGCGCAGAAACTCTTCATCGGGCAGCTCTGTCAAAAATTTCATGCGGTGTCCTCCTTATGCTGCGGCCTTGGGGCTGTAGTACCACTCCATAGGCACGGTATCACTGCCAAGACGGGGGCAGCCGGTCAGGGTGACGGAGATGTTGCCCTTTCCTTTGTCGGTCGTCTTCAGGGTCAAACCGCCGGTGGAGAGTGCGTTCATCAGACGTACAGCCACATAGCCACCGTCAATGGTGTCGCCGACCCACCAGATGTCCTTAAAGTCACCGGTGCTTTCAGTGGGGTCCAGTGTCATGCGGGGCGTGACCTTTTTTTCTGCCACATCGGCTGCACCGAGCGCCAGCTTGATAACGTCAGTGGTTGCATTCAGGGCCGTAAAGGCCAGCGTGCAGTCGTAGTCCTCGATCTGCATCAGCTCCGCGGTGTTCTTCTGGGCGTTGTCCACGTCCGCGCCCAGATCGGTGAAATTTGCCTTGCAGGTCGCGGTGATGCCGCCGGTGGTGGCGGTGATGATGTCTGCATCCTGCACTTCAGTCGTTCCGGTCACGTCAAATTTGTTGACCACGATTCCGGAATTGAACTGCATGGACTTGAACGCTTCCTGCGAAATTTTGGAAAATTTTCTTCCCATATTGCTCCTTACTCGCAAAATTGCGTAATTTCAAAATTGAGATATTCGCACAGATACCCTTCGGGCGGGTTGTCGAGGGGCTGTGCCCATGGGGTGCCTTTTTGCAAAAGAATAGCGCCACCCTCACAGGAAAGCGTTATGCTGTCCTCGAGGGCCGCGCTGATCGTATCTTCTGTTTGCAGAATGGGGGCTCTGCCGCTCTTGCTGGGGTACCACAGCCGGGCGTGGAAGGATGTCGTTTCGTTCCACCCGCCGGGGATGGTGGGCTTGTAGGTCAGATAGGGCAGGGAAGCGGCGGGAGGGATGTTATCTTCCAGATAGCCCGGGATGCCAAAGCCGTTGAAAAAAGTGTTCAGCGCCCGGTTGATGCTCTCAGACGGTCCCATTACGGCAGCACCGCCTTTTTGCACTTGACGGCCCGCAGCCCCATGCCGGATTCCGGCGGGGCTTTCCCTTCGTCTGCTGTGCTGGTGACTTGGAAAGTCTGCCCGTCGCTCACCCGCTTGATGTAGTCTGGGAAGGCCAGCGGAACGCCGGTGCTGACCAGCAGGGTATAGGTGGAGGCTGTGTCAGCCTGCTCTGCCACCTGTGCTTCCACGGTGGTGTCGTGGCGCTCCACGGCCTCGAACTCGGGGCCGTCCTGCCAGCCGGACACAAAGCCGCCCACGCCGTCCGGCTCATAGCTGCGGGTCTGAAAACGGTATTTTTGGGTAAAGCTCTGCATCACGGTGGATGCAGTGAACGAATTGACCATGTCACATCTTCCTCCACTGATTGATCTCGGATTTATAGCGGGTCTTGCCGTCGGCGGGCAGCCCGTCCGCACCTGTGGCCATCGTGCCGGACCACCCGGCAAAGGACTGGGACACATACACGCCGCCGGACGGGAGTGCCTTGTCGTATGCGTCGATTTTTTCAGCCAGCGCCACAAAGGCAGGCGGCACGCGCATGGGCTGCACCGTCCCGGTGAACGTCTCGGCGGTCAGATCGCCGTCCCCGGCCTTGTGCACGCCGTCATTGAAGATGGATCCGCACACGAGAAAATACTGCCCCGGCACTACCCCGGCGGGCACGGTATCTGGCTCAAAGGCAAACTCGCCTGCAATTGGGGTGTCCGCCCGGTCAAAAAAATTGTGCGTGTAGACGCACAGCTCCGGTACAGTCATGGGGCGTCCTCCTTACAAAGGGGCGATTACTCGCCCGGGGTAATGGTCTCGACAGCGATACCGTCCAGATACTCAGCAAACAGGGTCACGCCCATAATGGCGTAGCTCTCGGAGGTTGCGGTGCTGTAGTTTGCCTGAGTGTGGAAGCCGATGAGGTTGCTTGCCTCGCCTGCGGTCCGGTAGACCAGACCTGCGCGGGCAAACTCGCTATCCGCAGGATCCACATAGTACATGACGATGTTGTCTACCGGGGTGGCAATAACCTTTCCCTTCGCAATCTCACTGTCGGACAGCAGGAAGATGGTGTTGTAGCCCATGAAGTCCTTGATATACTGGAAGCCGAACTGGTTCTGCACGGTGATATTGGCATTGCCCAGATAGTCGTACACGTCCATCACGTTGACAAAGCCAACAACGCCGGTCACGGTGCGATGCATGGTCTTGAACTTGTTCTCGACCGCGCCCTTGGCATGTGCCAGCGCCATCTGAAAGGTCTTGGGAGTGCCCTTCAGGGTGCCGGTGTTCAGGAACTTGTAGAACTTATCCGTTACCAGAGCGGTCAGGTCGTACAGGAACTCATCATCGGTCTTCTGCACGGCGACATCGTAGCCGTAATTCTGGATCGCCTCAAGGGTGACAGACTTGCCGTACTTGTCGATGGTGATCTTGCCGTACTCCTTCTCCTTGACGGTGTACTTGCTGAACGGGATCTCTTCGCCCTCGCCCACGGTGCCGCTCTGCAGGGTGCCCTGTGCATACTTGCTCTTGAGCACGGTGCCAGGCTGCATCCGGATGGGGCGCATGATGCCCAGAATGGTGCGCAGATGGTCCCAGTTGCGCTGGAAACGGGTCACAAAGTCGATTTCACGCGCGGCTACGGTGATATCGGTGGTCATGGTGATATTTTCTTTTGCTGCCATATGTTATTCCTTTCCGCCGCCTGTAAACAGGTCGGCATTTGCAGCAATCGCGGCCTGGCGTTCGCCAGCGTCCTTGATTGCAAAAATTTGGTCTTTGGTCATTTTGGAGCCGGTGTTTGTGGGCGGGGTGTCCACCTTCGCGCCGGTGGTGGTCGTAGTGCCTACGAAGTCGCTCCAATCAGCTTTCAGGCTGTCGGCGTGCTTCTTGGCATCCTTGACCTCGCCCTTATCGTCCAGCTCCAGTTTGTCGATGTCCTCGCCAGACAGCCGCACAACGCGGTCTGCGTACTTGTCCAGCACCCCGGCGGTCTTCAGCAGCTCCCGGAACTTGGCTTCCTTGGCTGCGTGGGTGTCCTTCTGGGTCTGCTGGGCCTTGTAGTCGGTCAAAGCCTTTTCTGCGGCCTGCTTGCCTCCGTTGGCCTCGTCCCGCTCCTTCTCGGCCTTGGCGGTCGCGGCCTTGGCGTCATCCAGCTGGTTCTGAAGAGCGTCCGTTTCGGTGTGCAGCATGTCCAGAATCTTCTTCATCTTGCCGCTGACGTCCACGGTCTCATCCTCCAGAATCGCGCGGAGGTCTTTTCTCTCAAGTGCCATGTGATAGTCCTTTCTGCCCTTGCTCGGGCTGCCATGCTTGGCAATAAGGTTTATTTGCCGGACGTGCTGCCGGTGTGGTGCCGCCTGTGGGGCTTGAACCCACGGCCCCCGGATTAAAAGTCCGGTGCTCTGCCAGACTGAGCTAAAACGGCATAAAAAACCACTATGAAGCCTTTTTCGGGGCACATAGTGGTTAAAATGGGGGATTTCCGTGAATGACTTTTACGGCTTCACCTCCACACTGGGCAGGATGTCAGTGTGGAAATAGAGCTTGTAGTGGTAGGGGTCGGTATGGGTGCCGGTGATGTCCTCCACCACATACATGGTGTAGTCGTTCAGATAGATGTAGTTCTTGCGGTAGGAATCCGGGCCGACTTTCACCGTGCAGACCAGTTCATTGTTTGAGTTGTTGGAGATGGACATATAGCCCTCGGCTTCCATGATGACCTTATCCGTGCGGGCGTTGTAGACGGTGATCTTGCGTTCACTCTCAAAGTAATCGGCCTGCTTGGAGATGTTGGCGTTCGCCTTGTCAGCCTCAGAGCAGCCGCACAGACACAACACGACCAAAAGTGTAATTACTGCAAAAATCTTTTTCATGTTTATTCTCCTTTGCAAAAATCCAAGCCTTCTTTGATAACAGTTACCTCTTCTTTGCTGAATATCGGCTTATCCGCGTCAACCGATACCGTTATCTCAACCTTTGCTCTACCCTCGCCATAAACCAAATCGCAAAGGGCTTGCAAGTTTTTAGTGGCTTCTTTTCCTTCCTCTAAAAACTTTTTCCTCAGCACTTCTTTTTCTCCGCAGCTCTCGATTGTTAAGAGCTTCTTTTTGGTTTCCTCAATATCTTTTTCTGCCTGTTCTGCAATAGAGAGCCCTCTTTCTTTGAGAAAACAATGCATTGTGAGCAAATCTTCAAGTCTCTCTTTTTCTGTCATGTTATTCTCCCTTCTCTACTTTCTCCACGGCGATTTGCCGCAGCTCATCAATGTGATCCTCCACAGCCGGGCGGAGGAAAGGGCGTGGTGCCGCTTGCAGGAATCGAACCCGCGTCCTCTGGTTACAAATCAGCAGCTCTTCCATTGAGTGAAAACGGCATAAAAAAGCGGCTGACGCTGTGCGCCAACCGCTGAGTGTTTAGTTTTTAGTCGAAGTCGTATCTCTGAAATCCAACATTGCTCGTTTTCATAGTAAGGGACACACCAACCAGTGCGGTGCCCTCGCCCAGAACTTTATCGCAAATTTTTTGGAGTTTGATTCTTGCTTCGTCGATTTCAAAGCAAAGCCGTTTATTTGCATCCCTATCGTTTTCGACCTTCAGCTCTCGAATTTGATTGGAAATCTCAAGCTGCCGCCGCTCGCATTCCTCAATGCCTTTTTGATGCTTGAGCTGTTCAAGACGCAGCTTTTCTCGCTCTTCTGTCAGTTCTTCAATTCTGCTCATGCTTATACCTCCACGTTTCCTTCTTCCACCGCGATCTCTCGCAGCTCGTCAATGTGATCTTCCACCGCCGGGCGCAGGAACGGTCGCGCTTTCATACCCCGGGTAAAGTGCCACTTTCCGTTGAAGTCCTTCCAGACCCACGGCGTTTTGCGTCCGTTGCCTTTCTCGGCAAAGATGCCCGTTCCCAGCTCCACATAGACGCTGTAAAACAGGTTGCTGCCGATGGTCACGGTCTTTTTTGCGAGGTCGAGGACAAAGGTCAGGCTTTGCTTGAGCGCACCGCCCACGTAGCCCTCAATGCCCGTGCTGTCTGCCGTGCC